TTCATTCTCACATATATGTAGAATATAGTGTAACATACGTAACAGTGTAACATGTACTATATATCAATTAGTTATGTGTTACACTTAATGTAACAACTGTTAACAATAATAATAAATAATAATAATAATATAAATAATAATACTAATAATAATATAGATATAGTCTTAAAACGTATTTAAAAGGCATTTTAAGGCATTTTTATATTAAAGTGGTGTGTATGTATCAAAAGTTATTAAAAGTTTCTTAAAACGAAAATATGAAAGATTTAGGCGGTCGCCCAATGAAGTTTCAAAGTCCTGAAGAATTGCAAAGTAAAATAGATTCATATTTTGATTATTGTGAATCACGTACAAAAAAAGAAGTTGTAAAGACACGTGACTATTATGAAGTAATAGATTTGCCCGACCCTATACCCTATACTGTTTACGGTCTTGCAGATTTCTTAGATTGCGATGCAGACACGCTTTTGAACTATCAAACGCGCGATGCTTTTTCGGTTTTAATCGCACGTGCAAAGTCTAAAATACTAACAAACAAGGTAGAACGCGGCTTAGATGGTAAGTCAAATCCGCAAATGACTAAGTTACTTTTAGGTCACAACTATGGAATCATAGAACCTAAAGCAGAAACACAGGACGACAAAAACATTAACATAAACATTCAGTACCCACCTGATAAGTAGTGCCGCGAAATATCGACATAACACTATACCGACCGCATTTAGGGCAACAGCGTATATTAAACAATAAACGGCGTTTTAATTGCATAGTGTGTGCGCGTAGATTTGGAAAAACTGAATTGATTACATCGGTTGCGTTGCCCCTTATAAGTCCTGCAGTATTTGAAGGTAAGTTCGTAGGTATATTTGTCGATGACTTCAAAGACTTCGCGCAAAGTTGGGCTAAGATAGTTGACACTTATAAGCTGAGTAATGAAGGCGGCATCATATCGCATAAGGATGAAACATCTAAGATAATGCAGTTCTTAAACGGAGGTGTTTTGGAAGTGTGGTCCATTGGCGATGAAGGGCGAAAAGACAAAGGGCGCGGGCGCAAATACCACCGCGTTATCTATGAAGAAACGCAAAAGATACCGAGCCATATATTAGAATATCACTGGAAAACCGTTGCCCGCCCTACCTTGACTGACTTCAAAGGTGAGGCGTTTTTCATTGGTACGGCTGCAGGCAAAGATAACTATTGGTACGAACTATGCCGTAATGGCGCTATTGCTGGTAACGTTGAACGTAACTGTTACGGCGATATTGATTTACCGCAAAGTGAAAACGGTTCTGAAAGTTGGATAACGTTCCGCATGGAAACAACCGATAACCCTGCTATCGACCCTGCTGAGGTAGCCGATGCAAGTCGTGACCTTGACCGCTTAACGTTTGAACAGGAATACAAATCTGTATTTGTTGACTATTCAGGTGAGGCATGGGTTTATGTTCTAAAGGATAAAAGCATACAACAAAAAGTATTTCAGCCCGCAAAAAAAATCAATTGGGAAACCGAGCAAATATACGTTTCATTTGACTTTAATAAAATACCCATGACCGCGGCGGTTATGAAAAAAACTGTATTGCCGCCCGACATATCAGCACGTTCGCGTTATCGGTACGGCGTGCACATCATTAAAGAATTTAAGATAGGTAGTGAGGAACGCGGCGAAGCATCTATTTACGATACATGCCAGGCGTTTAGGGAATGGGTTTTTTCTGAAACAAATAAAAAGATTGGGCGCTGGTCCGATACTGCTATTTATCCATGCACTATTCCGCTATTGATTACAGGTGATGCGAGCGGTGATAGGTCCGATGGTAGGCAGCGCGTATCTAAAACATACTATGAAATTATCCAAGAAGAACTGCAGCTACCCGCGCGTTTTTTTGTAGTACCTAAAGCAAACCCCCTGCATGCTGAATCATACGTTCAAACGAATACTATTATAAGCATGTGCCCCGATTTTCAAATATATGAAGACAAATGCCAAGGCTTGCGCATGGACTGTTTACGTATCAAATCGGATAACAGCCGCCGCATTATAAAAGGAAAAGGCGAAGAACGCCAAGCTGACTTATTAGATAATCTTAGATACTTACTTAATACGTTTTGTCAAGATATTAAGCTATAGCATATCGTTGACGCCAACGAAATGATAACCCCTAAAATTTATAATTATGCTTTACCGCCCCAAGATTAGAGTATATTCAGATGCCGAAGTAGAATATTGGAAAAACCTAATAAATGAAAAACGCCGACAAAATAAAACTTTGCAGCGTTGGTTAGTAGTTAGCGATGTGCACCGCCCGTTTCATAATCATATACTATGGCAAAAGCTATTAAGGCTTATATCAGAATTAGGCACGAACTTACACGGAATTGTAATGGCAGGCGATTACTTAGACCTTTATACCTTAGGTTCTTATAATGCTGAATCATTAGCCAATTTATCAGGGCTAACATTGCAGGATGAATACATTGATGGTCTGCAGGGTATTGATGATATTAACAGCGCGTTCAAAGGTGCTAAAAAATATTTCTTATTTGGCAATCATGAAGACCGATACTTTAGGCATATAAAAGAAAAGGACAATGCGAAATATGGCGGCGCACTTATAAACCCATGCGAGGCGCTATATCTTCATGAGCGAGGATGGGAAGTTAAAACAGATTGGCAGTCCGACTATTTCACGCTTGGCAAACATCTTGATGTTGTTCACGGCGTTTATACTTCTATTCATGCAGCTAAGGCGCACTTAGATAAAACACAGCATAGTGTTATGTTTGGGCATACGCACAGAGTCCAATGTTACCACACAGGGAACAAAGCCGCTTTTAACATCGGCGGTCTGTTTGATATCAAGTCTAAAGGCTTTAGCTATATGCCAAGGTTTCAAAGGCAACTATGGGCTAATGGTTTTGCCCTTGTTAATGTCGATGACCAAGGTAACTTCTATGTAGAACAGGTTAACGTTTGGGCTGATAAGTTCTTAGCTAATGGTAGAATGTATTAGCTTATTCGCCAAAATGGCGGGCAAGTGGCGAACAAGACGCGTTCACGTTACGTGAACTTCACCAATTAGTGAACATAGATGTATAAGGATGCGAAGGATAATGAAACAAAGGACCGTGATATGGAAACTTAGCATTATTAGTAATATGCTTTTGCCATTGTTGCCATGGCGTTTTAAACTTCGGTTCCTGAAAGTCTAACCAAAAATAACAGCGGTGTGTTTTAAGTTCGTTGTTCAATAGTGCAACTTTTGCATAGTAACGGGATTCTGATTCTAATACTGAGAATCGCTGCGATGGCTGCCAAAACCTAAAGCGCTTATATTTTCTGTAAAACTTACGGGTTAACGGAAAATAATTAAACGAATCATTCAGGATTAAACCAAGTTCAACAGTATCTGGCTGACCGCTTAATATCAGTTCCCTAACCCATTTGGATTCTTGCATATTGATTTTTTATTTTATCTAATGCCTTTTTTTCTATTTGGCGTGCGCTTTCCCTTGAAAGGTTTAGCATTTGCCCTATTTGCTTATAGTCTTTGACATAGCCTTCTAAGTATCTATGCTGAATAACTTTGTACTCTGAATCATTTAAACGTTTGACAAGGTAGTTAAAAACCTTTTCGTTATCGGATTGCAAAGCATTTAAATCTGTTTGTGAATCAGAAACAGCACAATACAATTCGTTACCTTCGTCATCGACATGGTCTAAGCTTACAAAGCTGTGCATATTCTTAACCATTTTAACATGGTGCTCTGATACGTTTATTTGCTTAGCTATTTGTTCTGTAGTAGCATCTGTTATATTACGCATTTGATGTTTTACAATATATGCCTTATCGGGATAGCGTATTATATCGCGTTTGGTATTTATGAAGTTTTGAATTTCTGCGCGCATCTTATAAACGGCATAAGATATAAACCTATTTTCGCTATTACGGTCAAAGCTATCGGCAGCCTTAATTAGACCTATCATAGATTCCGAAATTAAATCCATGATGTCCAGCGTTGGTACGTGATGCCTAAACGCTACCGATATGGCAAACATCATATTGTGATTTATTAGCATATCGCGATTTGCGATTCTTTCCTGCTCAAATGTCAAAGGCTTGTATCTGTTTGCTTCAAATAATAAACGCTGTAGAATGCCTTTTTTTTCATACACAACGTTATATCTTATATCAATTCGCTTCATTGGTATAGAACTTTTTTAGTTGTGAAGCCTGCGCAAAAGTACGGCGGCAAATAAAAGCATCTGAATAAGCGCGCTGCCATGATGCTAATGATATTTCAGCCTCAAACAAATCAGTATAAACAATCATTAGTCTGTAATAATCGCCCGCTTGCTCATAAACAACCGTATCAAATGGCATGATACTAAGTTGCTCAGCCGTTACGTATATGGGTGTCTTTGTGCTAAGTATCTGAATACAGTATAGCGTGTCTGATGTTTGCGCGTATGCTGTAGCGCTAAATAAAAGCGTGAAAATTAAAAGTAGTGTTTTCATTTTACATGTAATTTTAAAGTTTGTTTTCTAATTCGTATTCTTTGATTCTACCAAGCCAATAGTTAGCCCTTTGAACATCGCCCATATCTTTATTAAAAAAATATCTTTGATATAGGAATAGTAATTGTGAATCCATTTGTTTTTTCATGATGTTAAATGCAGTGTAAGATGCTGCGCCCTGTTTGGTTAGTTAATTGCGTGTCCGTTTTCAGATAATTCTCTTTCAATTGCAGTATAATATGAAAAGTCCATATCATATATACTTCTTACGTTTACATCGCCGCATTCGATAAATACTATTGATACTTTGAAGTCAGCTAATTTAGTTTGAAGTTCTTGGCTTAGTGTGCTTAGTAAGTTTGTCATAATCATTAGTTTTTTAATCCGTTTAATCAAATTGATACACAAAGTTAAGACTTGTTTTCATAATTGCAAATAATTTTATTAAAATTTTATAAAAATATTTATCTTTTTTTGAAATATCTTTACAGCTAAATACTAAACACATGATTTTCAGAAAGCGAAACAGGGCAGAACAAAACGAAAAGAACTATTCAAAGTGGCTTAGAACCTACATTCCCGAAACAACAAAACAACGTATTGAGTTAACACGGGTATTTACGGACCGCGCTGGTAATAACTTTTATATTCTTAAAAACCCTGCGAATTTAACGCGTGAACGTGCGCAAAGAATTGAAGAAGCTATGACCGCTATTGATTATGGGATTCATAAGAACGAAGTAGTCGAAAAGCTAAGTTCTATTTTAGAAACGGTTGAGGATATGCCTTGGCAAAACATGACACGCGATAAGCTAAAGGAATTTCACACGAAGTCGAAAGACCAACTGAACGATATTATTTATAGGCTTAAAAGCGTAAAGATAGACGACCTATTACTTGAAGCGGGTTTGTATTTTTTCTATATAGATAACGAAAACCCCTATATAATAAATTCAGAAACGCAACAACGTAAAATGGATGCGATACGTAAAGATGATGAACTGCGCGCTTTTTTTTTGAACAGTATAGAACAAATCTTGAAAGGTTCGAGCGCTTCAAACGTT